TTGGTATTAATCCAGCTGCAGCTATCACTTGTGTTAAACCATCTGGAACTGTTTCACAATTAGTTGATGCAGCTTCTGGTATCCATGCAAGACACGCACCATTTTATATTAGAACTGTACGAGGAGATAAGAAAGATCCGTTGTGTCAGTTTATGGTAGAGAAAGGTATACCACACGAATCTGATGTAACTAAACCAGAACATACTTGGGTGTTTTCTTTTCCAATTAAAACAGCAAAGTCAGCAACGTGTCGTAAAGATAAAACTGCTTTGGAGCAACTAGAGTTCTGGAAATTATATCAAGAACATTGGTGTGAGCATAAACCATCTGTTACCATAACAGTTAGGGAACACGAATGGATTGAAGTTGGAGCATGGGTGTTTAAGAATTTTGATATGATTTCAGGTATTTCTTTTTTACCACATGTAGACCATTCTTATCAGCAAGCTCCTTATCAAGATTGTACTGAAGCAGAGTATAAAGCGATGTTAAAGAGTATGCCAAAAGAAATTGATTGGGATGAATTGTCTAAATACGAACAAGAAGATCATACACGAGGCTCTCAAGAATATGCTTGTACTGGTGACAAGTGTGAAATTGTAGACTTACAATCGGAGAATTAATATGGAAGATGTAGAAAAACGGTTTGGTTGTGATGAGTGTGGACATACATTTGTTATGGAATGTGATGAGGATATGATGCCTAGGTTTTGTCCTTTTTGTGGCAATCCGGTTTATGGTAGAGATGATGAAACAGATGGTGATACGGGATTTCATTTATGAGTGGTCATAAATCAAAAACAAAAGGCAAGAGTTGGGAAAGACACGTTACAGGATATTTGTCTACTTTGTATAATGAGTCTTTTATAAGAGTGCCAGGTTCTGGAGCTTTCATCGGTGGTTCAAACCAATTCAGAAAGGAAACACTTTCAGACGAACAGATAAAGTTATCGCGTGGTGATATTATTCCACCTGAACACTATCCATATTTCTTAGCTGAGTGTAAGAACTATGCAGATTTTCCTTTTCATCTTTTGATGACAAAACATCGTATTAAACTTTTAGATTCATGGATAAAACAAGTAGAATATGATGTGACATCGGAGAAAGATGTATGGCTGTTGTTTATTAAGATAACCAGAAAGGGACAATATGTTCTTTTCAACACAAGTCATTTGGGTGATAAATTATTTCAATTGCCACATGGTGTTAAATATAGACAATACTGGTTTTGTGATATGAATTATTTTTTTCAATGTTATAAAGATGAACTTGATTTGAAATGGAGAGATTATGGAAGAAACACCAAAGAAGATTAATATTGCATTTAATGGATTTGGTAGAATTGGTAGGAGTTTAGTTAGAAAGTTAATTACTGATGATAGGTATAAAATTGTAGCTATTAATGCAAGATCAACTGTTGATATTCGTGCTCATCTATTTAAATATGATTCTGTACATGGGCAGTTTCAGGGTGGTGTTTCATATGAACTTGATAGTTTAATTATTAATAGTAAGAAGATCCCAAACTTTGATAGAAAAACTCCTGCAAAACTTCCTTGGGGTGAGTTGGATGTTGATTTTGTTATTGACTCTACTGGTAAATTTACAAACAAACATGATCTTGAACAACACATAGAAGCTGGTGCAAAGAATGTTATTGTAACATCACCAGCAAAGGATGTAGATGCAACATTAGTTTATGGAGTAAATGAAACTGATTATAAGGTACAGGAACATAATATTATTTCTGCTTCTTCTTGTACTACTACTTGTCTGACTCCTCTCATAAAAATTATACAAAAAAATTATGGTATTAAACATGGTTCAATAACAACGGTTCATTCTTTTACAATGGGTCAGTCTTTATTGGATTCATCTCATCCTGATCTAAGACGAGCTAGAGCAGCAACAATGTCTATGATTCCAACATCAACAGGTGCAGCAAAAAATGTTGGTCTTGTTATTCCAGAACTAGAAGGTAAACTAAACGGACTTGCAATCAGAGTTCCCGTACCAAATGTATCTATTCTGGATATTTCTTTAGAATTAGATAAGGATACTACAATTGAAAAAGTACATGATCTTTTTACAGCAGAATCAAAGAATAAAATGCAGGGAATTATTTCAATCAATACAGAACCTTTGGTTTCGACCGATTATGTAGGAAATTCCCATTCCGCAATTGTTGACGCTTTATCGACTCAAGTAGTAGATAAGCGATTTTTAAAACTCCTAGCATGGTATGATAATGAATATGGTTATTGCTGCCGTGTCTTAGATTTGCTTCAATATTTGGCAGAAAAGATCAAAATATAGCAAATTTCCTCATTTTTTTTCGTTTTCTCTTTAAAATCAACAACTTACAAGGTCGTTTTTTCCTTGACATTAGCTCCTAAATACGCTATACTAGTAGTATATTTAATGATTAATTGAGGAGTTTTATATTATGCAAATGATAGCAAAAAACAAAATAAGCAAAATCTTCCGAGATTTCAATAACGAAATCTTAGAAGAGCTGATTCCAAAGGATATGGTAGTTCCCATATTACGCTTAAAGTTCAGTATGCAAAATCTCTCTTGGTTGTGTAGAAATTTACAGATCAGGAATGATGAGCATCCAGAAATTAAGCAAACCATGGCAAAACTTAATACTTTACGACTGAAAATTTTATTAGGAAAATAATATGAAATATATTCTTTATGTAGTATTAACGATTTTTCTGGAAAACGGAGAACCTGCTAAACATGAATTTAAATTATCTTTTAATGATGCTAAACATTGTGTCGAGATGAAAAAGGTCTTTGATGTTGGTGTATCATTTTTTCGTTTAGCTAATAAAAGTCAAATTAATTATGAAGGAAAGTGTAGAAAAAAACAATGGCTTGAAACTAAAGAAAGGAGTTTATAATGAGTGTTTGGAAAAGTGATGACCCATTTTTTAACGATGATGAAGAATTACGTCTTAATCACGAGGAGTTCGATCAATGGTTGGATTCTATAAATGAATCTGGTGATCCTGCAAGAGATCAGGAATATTATGATAAAGAGGAGGCAAAATATCTTGGTGCGAAACTTGATAAAGAAGCAGATGAAATGAGGCAAGCTGAATATCCAGAGATGGTTATTAATACATCAAAATATACAATGACAATTTCAACTAATTGAAGGAGTAATTTAAATTATGAAGTCGTATACATTAACAATCCCAAGACCACAATATGATCGAATAGCTGGTGCATTTGATACTACAGTCATTAATTTTGGAAGTTTTAATTCAAAAGAGGATACTATTACATTTGAGATAACAGAAAAACAACGATTGTGTTTTGCACAACACGCACGGAAAAATATTAATCATTTATATTATATTACGCAAATGTTTTTGCCAAGAAATATTGGAGCGTATCAAATATGATTAATTGGCTTAAAAGTGATTGGAATCATAATCGTTTCCGACTTATTTGTGAAACTCTCGGTTCTGTTTGTTTCATTAGTATATATATTATATTGGCATGGTATGGTGATTCTGCTTCTGTATTACCAATTTTTTTAATACAGATTGCAGGATCAACATTTCATATTATTAATGCTTATTTGAGAAGTAGTGTTAATCTTATAGTTTTAAATGTGATAGTTATTTTAATAGCAATGTTTGGTATAATGAGGATAATAGCATGACAAAACCAGTATATGATATTAAGAAATGTGAGGATGGGGTAACACGAGCATGTAAATTGGTTAATGGTGTATTGATTGACCCATCACTTGAGATTGCAGCTGAGAAGGAAAAAGTAGAAGTTGAAGAAAAAACTAAACCCAAAATCAGTATCCAAGATCGCTTACAGGGTAAAGTGGAAGATTACATTTCCGCAGTAGAGGGTCAGGTGGATGAATTTATTGATAGTGATTATAAGATGAAGTATGATGTATATAATCATATGCTAGAGATTGGATGTAAAGCAGCACACGCACGAAAGATGAGGCCGTTCTATGTTGATTGTTATAATGAGCTTGTTGATGTATATAATAAAGATGATGAATATGTATTAGAAGCATGGAGTCACCTGAAACCAAAGTATCATAAAAAGATGATGGACTTCTATGGTATAATCGTTGATGACTTAGATCGTATTATTAAGAACTCTACAGCACAACGCAAACCACGCAAGAAGAAAACATTATCTGCTACAAGACTTGTTAAGGCTTTAAAGTATCAACAAGAATTTACTGGACTTAAATTGGTTAGTGTTAATCCAGAAAAGATTATTGGGGCTAATGAGTTATGGGTTTACAATACCAGATATAAAACATTTGGTGTATACCATGCTGTCAATACAATAAGAGGACTATCTGTTAAGGGTTGTACCATACAACATTTTGATGAAGATACATCAGTCCAGAAAACTGCTAGGAAACCAAAAGACACATTGAGTGTCTTAACTAAAAGCTCTTTGAAAAAGCAGTTAAATAATATGAAAACTAAAGAGCAAACCATGACGGGTCGTATTAATGCCCAAACTATACTACTAGGAGTATTCTAATGTATAAAAATATTGTTATTATTATTTTAGTGTTTTTGTTATGTTCTTTATTGTTTCAAAATAAAAAGAACGTAGATATTTTGGTAGAAGATTTAGCTAATACAAAAGATTTGGTAGTTGATGGTACATCTTATCTTAAAAAATCTTTTAAAGATAATTTTGGTGATAAAGAGTTTGAAATAGATATAGATATTCCATCTTTGAATATACAGAAGGAACCATTTTCAGAAGGTTCAGATGGTATAAAAGAGGATACTTTTTTTGATGAAAAGTAAATTTATAAAGGCTCATTTAGAAGTAGCCAGAGTTTATGGTCAATTATCTTCTGCTAATAGATTAAAGGTTGGTTGTATTATTGTTAAAGATGATAGAATTATTTCTATTGGATATAATGGTATGCCAAGTGGTGCATCAAATATTTGTGAACAGGATGGTAAAACAAAACCCGAAGTCCTTCATGCAGAAGCTAATGCAATTTTAAAGTTGGCAAAATCTCCTGAGTCAAGTGAGGGTTCTACTATGTTTACCACTTATGCACCTTGTTTTGATTGTGCAAAATTAATTATGCAATCTGGGATTTATGATTTACATTATGAATATTCATATAAAAATCAGGATGGTATAAATTTATTAAAGTCTTATTATACTAATAGGATTTATAAACATGGTGATGAACTTGATCGTTTTGCAGATGAACAAATGCATTTACCTTTTTCTTATTAGGAGAGAATATGGAACATTTTTGTAAAGCTGTTGGTGGGATAGTTATTGTTGTTAGTGTAGTGAGTTATGGATTAGCAGCACTCTTTGCACCATTTGGTATTGTTTATTTAGTTTTAGTTAATTGAGGAGGATATTATAATGAATAGAAATGAATTAATTCATAATTTGAAAAGTGGAAGTGTTCAAGTTACATTTAAAAAGATTGATGGAGATATGAGGAAAATGCTTTGCACTTTACAGGAAGATGTAATACCTAAAACAACTGGAAAGAAGAAGGAAAATAAAGATGTATTAGTTGTATGGGATTTAGGGAAAAAAGATTGGCGATCTTTTCGTATTGATTCTGTTAAGGGAGTTAAACTTGTTACGGAGCATATACACAAATGATTTTACTTGATTTTTCAAATATTATTGTAGGCAGTATTATGGTTGCACATCGGATCCCAGATGAGGAAAGATTCGGAGAAGATTTTATTAGGCATCTAGTACTTAATAGCATTAGGTCGTATAGGATTAAGCATAAGGAAAAATATGGGGAAATAGTGATCTGTACAGATCAGATGGCCAGCTGGCGTAAAGAGGTTTATCCTCAATATAAGGCACATAGGAAAAAGGAACGAGAAAAACAAAAAGGGGTTGGCTTAGATTGGAGTGCGTTGTTTGATACAATAAGTAGAATTATTGAGGAGATTGATACATTTTTTCCATATAAAGTGATTAGAGTTCCTCATGCAGAGGGAGATGATGTAATTGCTGTACTTTCTAAGCATAGTAATGGTCTTAAAGAGAATAGTTTGATAGTTTCTAGCGACAAAGACTTTAACCAATTGTATAAATATAAACATATAAAACAATACTCACCTATGAAACAGAAAATGGTGAAGGGAATAAAACCTTATGAGTATTTGAAGGAGCATATTATTCGAGGTGATAAAGGGGATGGCATTCCCAATATTCTTTCTGATGATAATTGTATTGTTGATGGAGTTAGGCAAAAATCAATTTCAAAGAAAAAGGTGAGTGAATGGTTATATAAGGATCCTGAAGATTTTTGTCAAAATGGTATGAAGCATGGCTGGGAACGAAATAAATTGCTAATTGATTTTGATTATATACCCCCAATGATTGTTGAAAGTATTTTGAATCAATATGAGCAAACGACAACAAGTAAGCCAGGATCTTTATTGAATTATTTTATTAAGCATCGACTGAAACAGTTGACGGAACACATAGGAGATTTTATATGAAACTGTACATATCAGAAATATTAGATAAGTTTGAGGAGAAAAAAACACGGAAAGAAAGGGTTGCATATTTAAAAGAGCATGTTAAAAATGATCGTTTAGCATTTCTTATGCAAGGTACTTTTGATCCTAAAGTTAAATGGGGTATTGATATTACAAGCATCAAATTAAACTGGCAACCAGATGATGCACCAATGGGAATGAATCCATCAAATTTATATGTAGAACTTCCTAAATGTTCTATATTTGTTAAGGGTCATCCAAGATCAAAAGGTTTAGATCCTGCACGGCAAGAAGCTATTTTGGCTCAAGTATTGGAATCTATGCATGCTGGTGAGTCATTATTATATGAACAAATGTTGCAGAAAAAACTTAAAGTAAAAGGACTGACTTCTAAAATAGTATTGGAAGTTTGGCCAAATTTGTATAAAGAAAAAGGAGCATAACTATGGCCATAGGTGTTACAACAGATGGTGAAAGTTTAAAAACTACTGTTAGTGTAAAGTCTGGCAGAAAGAAATTATATGATAACGAGGCTATAGTAGTAGAAGCCTTTAAAGAAAAACATATTAAAGTTGATTTGGTTGATGAGGACGATCATCATTTTAAATTAAATTGGAATGGAGAAAAGTATGAGGGTAATTTTTTTGGTACGACATTAACTTCTCAGTATGATGTGGCTAGAGATTTTAAAGCAGACATTTCTGCATCAAATAGAAATGAGTCGGGTCCTACTGTTTACGCAAAACGCTCTAATGGAGGACGGCCCAACAGATACAAGTAAGGGGGATTGATGTACGTTTCAAAAGAAAACCTTGTTATTCAAGAGGTGAGGAGTTATGAAACAAACTTATCGAGGGCTTATAAAGAAAATAAAATAGGTGAGAAACGATATTTAAAAACCTTTTATCCAACCAAACATCTTATCACACGTTGGTTCAATATTTTCAATCAAGAAATATTCAAGGATGAAATCTATCCGTTCTATGATATTGAAATAATACAAAAGAAGGGATGTCATGCAGAACATATTCCATTTGAAGAACATGATGGAAAAGTGTACGGGATTCTTTCAATAGCAGATCGGTTTATTAATAAGAATGAGTTTTTATTTACACTTGCACACGAAATGGTTCATCAATGGCAATGGATGCATTTATATCGTTCAGATCATGGAGAATCATTTTGGAAGTGGAAAAACAGATTAGCTAAATTTGAAATACCTTTAGGAGTAAGTATCTAATGCCAGTTTATAATTATGAATGTAGAGAATGTTCACATACATTTGAAGAAATGAAAACTATAGCTAAGTATGATGAACCAAAAGAAGAACCATGTCCTTCTTGTTATAAGATTGGATATATAGATCGAATTGTTTGCACTTCTGGTTTTGTAGCACCTGAACGATTGGAAGCTACTGGTGGGTGTAGAAAGGTTCCTAAAGAATTTAATAATTTGTTGAAGAACATTAAAAAAAATGCAGGACCTAAATCAACAATCGGAGTACACGAATGAAATTATTTAAAATATTGTGTTTGAGTTTATTTTTTACTATGTCGTTAGGTAGTACAGCTATAAGTGGTACAGAACAGTTGAAAAATGTAGATGAGGTTTTATTGTATTGTAATACTAAAGATTTTATTAAGAATATGGTTGTGAATCAATACAAAATGCAATTAGCTGCATCCGGATTAGTCCATGGCGAAAAGCATAAACATTTAGCAACAATTAGTATGTGGATTAAATCTGATAACCGTCAATGGGCAATTGTGTTTGTTTACAAGAGTGAGGATAAAAGTTGTATTCTTGGTGGAAATGATGTGGATTTACATACCCCATGACTACAATTTTTAAGGAGAATTAAATGTTTAAAAAAGTATTTTCTTATGTAGTGATTGTGGGTTTGTTTGTGTTGATGTCTGGTTGTGGAGGCATAACTGCTGTCACAGCTTTGGGTACAGTTGGAAGTGCAGCTGCAACTAAAGTTATAGAACATCAATCTGGTTATGGTATTCAGTCACCACATACTATTATAGAAAAAGTGATGCCGACAGTTGTAACAGTTATTGCAGAACTTCCAATTTCTAAACGGAAATCTAATACACCGGGTTTTGTAAAACCTGGTGAAAGACCACAGATTCCACAAGAAGAGGAACAAGGTTTTGCATCTGGAACAGGTTTTGTCATAGATGAAACTGGAACTATTATTACAAATTGGCATGTTGTACGAAATATTATTGACAAGAAAGATGCAACATTAAGAGTTTTGTTTAGTAATGATTCTATTTATGCAGCTGAAATATTTAACTATGATAAAACATCTGATATAGCTGTATTAAAAATTGTCAATTCTGAAAAGAAAGTATTTCCATTTGCTGAGTGGGGCAATAAACCATTGTTAGGGGGCCATGCAATTATTATTGGTTCTCCTATTAGTTTGGATTTTAGTGTTTCTTTCGGAATTATTTCTGCTATTGATCGCACACTTCCAAAAGCTGCACCACCTTTCGTTCCGTTTATACAAACTGATGCAGCTATGAATCGTGGAAATTCTGGTGGCCCTTTGTTTAATGCTGATGGTAAAGTAGTGGGCATTAATACTTTAATATTAACACCACCTAATCCATCAGGTACAGAAGTTGGAAGTATTGGCCTTGGTTTTTCTATTGATGGTCAGTATGCCCAGATGATAATTAAACGATTAGAAGATGGTAAGAAGATTTCTTGGAGTTATGTTGGATTACATTATCGTTTGTTGAACATGGAAGAAATGAAAAGTAATGGTTTGGAGTTTGGTAGGAATGTAATAGTTGCTGAAGTAGTAAAAGACACTCCTGCTTTTGGTAAACTTTACAAGAATGATATTATTATGAAAATGGATGGTAATATTATAACGCATAAAACCTTTGCAACAATGATTGCAAGTAAAGAGCCAGGAACGAAAGTTGATCTGGAAGTTATGAGAGGTAAACAAGGTATTGGTAATATTGAAATAATTTTAGGAGTTAGACCAGAGTAATGAAAATATTTCGTCATAGGAACGATATTGATTTTGATATAGCAACACAGGAGTCGGTGGAAGGTAAACGATTTTATGTTACGCCAAAGAATGAAGTTTATCCTTCTATTACTTCTGTACTTTCACGCGTACCAAAACCTGGGTTAAAGGATTGGAGAAAAAGAGTAGGAGAAGCTGAAGCAAAAAAGATTATGAGAGAATCTTCTACTCTTGGTACTGCTGTTCATAAAATTTGTGAAAATTATTTACATAATGATCCTTATCCGAAAAAAAATAAAAAGGCTATTGAGGTTTTTAATCGTCTTAGATTTATTTTAAATGGTAATATAGATAATATAGTTGGTCTTGAGATACCAATGTATAGTGATATTTTAAGAGTTGCAGGAACGACAGATTGTATAGCTGATTATAATGGAAAATTAAGTGTAATAGATTTTAAAACATCTAAAAAGGCAAAGAAGGAAGAATGGGTTGAAGATTATTATATTCAGACATTTGCTTATGGATTAATGTTTGAAGAATTAACAGGTATAGCAATTGAACAAGTAGTTATATTAATTGCCTGTACCGAGGAGTTTGATGTACAAGTATTTAAGAAACCTTATTCGGAAATGGTACATTACATAGAAGAACTAGTTTCTATAATGAAAAGGTATCCTTATGTTACTTCTACACATTAACTAATATAAAGGAGAATATCGTGGCTGAAGATTTCGATTTATCAGAGTATGATGAAGGGTTTGATTTCGGTTTTACTACAGTAGATGAGAATGAAGTAGCAGAATTTGAAGCACAAGTACAAGATAAAGTTGCAAAAGCTACTGAACATGAAACTGGTGCTTTAGAATCTAAACTTGATAAGATACTCAAGTTAAGAGAAAATGATGAACAAAATTCTGTTAGAGTAGAGGCACATTATAAAGATTTGTTGAAAAGGGTAGAAAAGATGGTTATGCCATTACTTTATAATTTGATGAAAAATCCAGAAAATGAATATATCAAATGGCCTAATCGTAAAGAAGTAATTCAGAAACAAATTAATAAAATTGTTACGATTACACGAGGTGGATAAATGACACAAGGAGATTTATGGATGTGGGTTGGTGGTTTTATAGTATTAATAGCATGTTGGAAGTTAGTAAAAAATTATTATTAAAAAGGGGAGGTTTATTATGTCTGTTATTTTAGTTACTGTTGGTCTTGTATTTGGTGCTTATTTATATCAACCATTGTGGTTTGACAATGGGCCGTATCATTATGTAAGTTCTCATGAAGCATTAGCTGATTGTCAAAAAGCTAAGTCAGGAAATGAATATGCAGTTTGTGCAAACGGAGAGTTGTATCTTAAAGATGATAGTGTTGTTAAGATAGAGCAAAACGATTTTGTGTTTACCATAGATAAACAGGATTCTACTGATACTACAATGAAATCCCATTGGAATGAATAGGAGATTGTTATGATTTATAAGAATTTTATTGGTGGTGTGTGGATGGAGTCTGTTACTGGTAAGACATTTAAATCTCATAATCCAGCACACAGCGGTCAAGTAGTTGGTGAGTTTCAAGACTCTGGAACAGTTGATATCGACAGAGCAGTTGAACATGCAAAAGATGCTTTTAAGATGTGGAAGAATGTTCCTGCACCAAAACGTGCAGAGATTCTTTTTAAAGCTGCACAAATTCTTGAACGTGATAAAGAATGTATTGCAAAAGGTATGACAGCAGAGATGGGCAAGATTCTTGCTGAAACTAGAGGTGATGTGCAAGAAGCAATTGACATGGCATATTATGCAGCTGGTGAAGGTAGACGATTAGCAGGTGAAACAAATCCATCTGAATTGAAAGATAAGATGGTGATGACTATTCGACAACCAATGGGAGTGATTGGTGCAATAACACCTTGGAACTTTCCAATAGCAATACCTGCATGGAAAGCATTTCCAGCATTGGTGGCTGGTAACACAATGGTTATTAAACCAGCAGAAGATACTCCTTGGTCAGTTATCAAGTTGGCAGAAGTTTTCATTGAAGCTGGACTACCA